CGTAAAAATCGCCTGCTTGACGTTATCAAATGAATTCTTCAGAGCATGCACTTGCCGGCCATATGCATCCGTCTTGCTCATAGCAGCAGCCATAGAATTGACCATACGGATTCCGAAAGAAGCAGCTGCTACACCTAAACCAATGATGGCAGTAGCCAAAACAACAAATAAAAACACTATAAGAACAACCGTTAGAACCATGACACCGAGAACCACCATGACCATCTTGATTGCTATACCTATGGCCCGGAAAGCAGCAGCTCCGACGGTGCCTAGCTTGCCCAAGACTTGGGAAGCAACAGCCCCGAACCTGCTCTTGAAGGTGTTCCCCAAGGTGCCGGATTCTTGGCCAAGAGATTTCAAAGCTTCTTTTCCCGAGGTGCCAACATCCTTCATGGATGCGTTGAATTCTTTATCCTCGACTGTTACCTTGACCCGTACTTCACCATCATAGCCTTCAGCCACTGTTTACCGTCGCTTTCCCGAGTTTTTTCATGAATTCTTCTTCGGCTTCTTTTTCTTCGAGAGTCCGATTATCTATTTCTGGAAGTTTGAAAATGTCACCCATCTCCCGAGCAGTGGCCCGCTCCTCTTTGGAAGCCTTGCCTGTCTTGACCCGTTTTCGAAGAGCAACAAGATTACAAAACGAAGTATCAGCACCTAAATCCATGAACAAGGCCATGAATTCCCACCAGTGCAACACCGTCTTTGAAAGATCGATACCATGGGTCTGCCTGAAAGCAGCATAAATCAAGTTGGCGTCTTTCTGGAAGGAGTATACCCTGACATCGCTGACTCCTTCTTCCTCGGTGATCTCATTACCACCATTTAGAAACTTGATGGCCTGTTCAGCTGCCCGGTCCAAATTCTTTGGCACCTTGCGATAAAGGTTGGACACCATCAAACCCTGCTTCTCATACATGGTCAACTCGTTATCCTCGTACGCCAAGATGATGTTCAGACAAGTTTTATGGTCTGGATTGATTGGGTATTCAACCCCGTCTACCTCTATCGCAACCGGGAACTGATCAACAAGAACGTTTATTTCATCACCCTATGGTTCTTTCCATCCGGGGTCTTTTGGTATTTGGCCACTTTGCGTGATCTTGCTTGCTTGATGTGTGGTACTATACCCTCGAAAAACTGCGTATGTGCTTCGATCGAGAGAGTATCACCAAAGAGCATCTGCGAAACACCTTCACCAAACACCGAGTCTATTTGACCCCGGATGTATATACACGCTTCCTTCAGGAGACCAATCCTTCTGCTCATATTCTTCGGAATACCGGCTTCATCAACCTCTTTGTCCTTGTCCAAATCGTTAGATTTCTTGGTAAACTCATCAATCTTAGAATCAAACTGGACCACCAGACGATGAAAACGCTCCACGAAGAGAGCATCGGTAGGGTCGAACTCCAGAATCTGTTCCGGGTTTCCGTTGATCATCAAACGTTTCTTCCCGGAATCAATTACCAGATTTTCCATAACGCTTCTTTCTAACCCGTTATACGGGTTTAGTGACTAGGCAGCAACAAACGCTTTGGTTGTTGGGTTGAAGGTACCCAAAATTGGGTCGCCTTGGAAGTTGATGGTGAAATTGATTTTTGCTGCTTCTCCACCTTCACCACCGAAATCTTCCATCTGAATGGATACATTCTGCTTTTCAGCAGGGTATGCCCCGGTAGTTGGGGTTTCGTACATCCAAACATTGACAATATCGGTTTCTGCATCACTCAACACGGCCCGGGCCTTTCGTAATGCATCAACGTACTCGAACACCGGGTCGGTATCCACAGCACTTGCTTCAATCTCCATATTTGGAGCATAGGAATCAATGGTGATCGTCGCAGAATCCTCGTGAATATAGGTTTCTTCGGTGGTCTTGGGATTGTACGCGATCTTGGCATTTGTGACACCTACCCCGAGCAACTCGTAGGTTGCGGTAGCTTCCGGGGTCGTATTGATGAAAGTTGCTACTTCACTTCTCTTTACTTTTGCCATATTAGTCTCCTTTAGGCTTCTTGATAATAAATCAGTCTACATGAGATTTGATAGATACCGGTCTGGCTGTTTCCTTGCTGGACCAAATATCCCCACCCCATCGTTTCGATTCTTTCGGCCGTCTTTCCGGCATCCAAAACCGGGTAAACTTTTAGCTCGTCTTGACTTTCCAACCAGTCTGAAAGGTCCTCATAAAATCCGGAATTTTGAATACGTTGTAATTCATCAGCTGTTGACTCCATTGACTGGATTGCAAACGGAAAGACCCGTCTTGAATCGCCATTGATGTAGCTCTCCAAAACTTTGTTCCCCGGTAGCTGGATTATGGTGATCTCCGAAGCTTTTTCACCCATGAAATCAACCCAAATAGGGGTTTGAGACGCAATGTTGGGATTGGTCTTCAAGTAGTCCTTGATAGCGGATAAGAAACTCATGCTCCACCACCAAACATCTTTTGAGTCCCGGAATTTATTTCTTCCATATGGTTTTGTTTCATACGTTCAAACCAAAAACTGCCCCGCAAACCCCCGCCATGGTACTGCAGGTCCTGATCTGTGACCTTTCTAGGAGCGGGCCCAACCATAACCTTTCCGTAATACTGATAGCGGGCATATGGGGCTATCCAAGCAACGACACCCTCTCCCAATTTTGTACCGAGAATACCAGACTTGACCAACATCCCGGTCAAAAACGGAACATAGGGTTCAGAGAGCCTGATCACCTCACTTTCAACAAACTTTTGAGCGGTTTCGAATTTCTCTTGCCACCGCGGGGCAAAGCCCGGATTCCAGATCAATTCGGCATGTAATGTAGGAGTATCGACTATTACGACCTCTCCTCGAGGTGTCTGTATCTTCTGTATACTCATGCAGCACCCACTCTCCAATGTTGTAACGCCGATGACCCCATATCCATAGTGTCGATCGACGTAATACGAACAACATCATCGTGTTTTTGTTTCAGATCGGTGATAGTAAAAGCGGTCCCGATGGTGTCGGACACCAGCCCTTTTACCACCACATCTCCCGGCTGCAAGGTCCATTTGCCAACCTTGGCATCTAGGTCCTGCCATGCTTTCGGCTTCAAATAGTTGGTTCCCCTGGCCATGGGTATGAACAGGGTAACACTATCAGCAGCAAGTAATCCGGATTTCAAGACATTTACCGCCTTGGTGTTTTCCCAAGCAACCGAAAGAATCTGGACCAGCTGATATAACTCTGTTCCATTGACTACATACCGGTTGTACAAGGTGATGTCCGTATTACTCCGCATCTATCGTCATCCCATATTCACCGGTATAGAAGCCGGGGAACATCAGACCAGTTTGTCCCAAGTACAAAGCAGCTGATCTCTTTAGTTTATCATTGTCTGATAGGGTAGCATCGGCATTTTCTATGTATGTGACACTGTGTGACCCTACTGACTCCGATTTTATGCCAACATTCCCATTGTTGTTGGCTGCAAGTGTTTCGTTAGTGAGTTGTTGTTCGGCAACTTCACAGGTAGCCATTTGGATTAGATCGATGGTAGCCAACTCGGTTCCGGCTGTTACTATTGCAGCAGCCCGATTGAATGTCACCCGATCAATAACCGCACTGGCCCGTAAAGCCAACCTTGGAAAGTCGGCAGAGCTTATCAAGTTTCCAAGATAAGTGCCCGTGTAGTAAGTATAGTCAACATAACTGGCCATTCTCTCTGCCTTCCTTCCGCATCATACCGAAACGAAATATCCCTATTTCGAGGTCTTAGGTGCCTTGGGTTCCTTTGGAGCAACGGGCTCCTCGATAGCCACTTCTTCAACCTCTTTGGCGGGCTTTTCTTTCGAAACCCTCTCCCATCCAGCTTGAAGAAACTTGTCTACCTCTGTTTCGGGAACCGTCATGGTAATACCAGAAATTCTAATAGTTGGCATATCGTTATCTCCAGACTATGATGTCTTTTTGTGCAGGTAAATACCACTGACTTTGTTCTCGTAAACAAAAGCGTCGTGGTACATACGGTATTGAATCTTCCATGCGTCTTTGGTTTGGTTTTCATCCGGGTCGAAGACCTTCAGGTTGGCCAATTTGGTTGCCTGAATGACAGCCGGTGGATAAACAGCCATGAAGTTGATATCCCGACCGGTTGTCGCGGTTTTGGTATAACCACCGGCCGTGGTGGTAGCACCAGCGTCCAAGGTGATTTGAGTGTAGAATCGGTTTTGAGGAACCCCGATTATCGGCACTCCATCCAAAGATCGAAGCCTTTTATCGAAGGTTGACTGGTTGGCCAATTGTCGGGAAACTGCCTGCTCAATAAACCGTTTGACGGTGTAGGAAGCAAACAGGTAGCGACCTTCCTGTGGAACATTCTGGTCGTCCATGGCTGCCATGGCTGCATCAACAGCAGCTAACACGGTACCACTGGTCAAGACTGCTTCTGCAGTCGTCAAAATCCCGGACCATCCAGCATACTTAGCAAAGCGGTAGGCATCCACTTCAGGAACGACTTTTTCCTTGGTAAACAAGGCAGCTAACTTGCCGAAGGCCATGCCAAATGTTTCTTCGTTATCCATGCGATCAATGCTCATCTCTCGAGCACGATCAACAGCAAGGGTCATGGTCTCCCATTCCCCGGTAACATCACCAATGGGATATCCAGTAGCCCGGGAATATGTCCCAAGACCAACAGTGGAAATCTTGTAAACTTTCACGACGTTGGCATTCTCGAAACCAACAGCCGGCTCTGTTTGAGCATCCATAAAAGCTGTTACTGATTCCTTCTGATATAACTCGTCCAGAATCGGTAAAAACTTAGTTGCAAGAGCGATTGAATTAGCCATGATCTATCTCCTTTTGATTATTCCTCATCTAGCCCGGCTGCTTTCCGGGCAGCACCAATCATGCTATCCGTAATTACTGCACCCCGGGACGAAAATTTGGTCGTGATTCTTGGTTGAGGAGTCTCATCCTCAAACATATATTCATCCTTTGATTTGATTTCTTTCAGCTGGTCCTCGAGTCCTTCAATGCTTTCATCTTCCGCAATCTTCAGTTTTTCGGTGTCGAGCAGTGCCCGAACAGCACGGATATTTTTGGCCTTGGCAGTTCGTAGAGCGTTCTCCAGAACGAAGTCAAACTTTTGTGTTTTCAACTTTTGTTCCGCTTCCTGCTCTATCCTCTTGGCTTCTTGCTCCCATTTGGTGGATGCTGCCTTTATGGAGTCGATATCCATCTCCTTGAAACTGTTGATAGTTGTGGTTGCTTCCGACAATTGCTGTTGAGCGGTTTCGGCCTGTGCTTTGTAAGTAGCTGCATCAGACTTGGCTTTCTCAACAGAACGACCATGCAAGGCAAAAATCTGCTTGATCAATTCTTCGTCCTCGATTCCTAACTCTTTCAAATCTTCGATCTTCATTACCATTCTCCTTTTTCACGATTCGCTTATTTTTAGGTGGTAAAGCCCCACCAATCGCCGGCCCTTTTAGGTTTGCCGATAACCGGTAACTCTACAAAAATTGTAACACGCCTTGATTTCTGTGTCAATTATCAGAACCCATTCTTGGAGCATCGAATGTGTTTACTCCTTGCTCCAGAATTCCTTCCAAGCCGTTTTCAACTCCTCGTCGGTCAAGGAACCATCATCATCTGACTTTCCGGTAAGGTGCTTGTATATCTCGTTCATCCATGCCTTGAAAGCTTCAAAGCTGTTATCCTTGGGCCGGGAAAGCAATACTTTATTAGACATCTTCATCTCCTTTGGTAATCGGTATAGTAATCGGACAAATATAGGCTTGTATCGTTGACCACATCATAGATGGCTTCCTGTTTGGCAGCCCGGGCCATCTGCATAGCACCATCCAGATCGAACAGGTTTTGGGAAACATCCAGATAAACCCATGTGTTTCCCTGCTTGTCTTTACCCACCCATCCCCCGAAATACCGATTGGGTTTTCGTAACTCCCGGGCATTGTTCATAATGAAGCTAAGAATATCTTTCCGGGTCACTTGCTCGGGATCGATCTTTACCTCGGTTTTATCGGTAAAAGCCGTCATGTATCCGGATTTGGGGCTCTTGCCGTCCATCGACACCGAGAATCCACCCTTTTTCAGTTGGGTCATCAAGTTATCAATGTTTTTGGCCGAACTCAACCCGGCCCCTACCCTGGCCGAAACAGCAGCTCTGGACCCGTCCTTGGTCCATCGTCCCCCGGTGGAAACTCCTCTAGGGTCTCTAGGTTGATTTGGATTGTAGCTCATGCTCTGTCTCCTCTACTATCTGGTCAATATATTCCTTGGCTTCATCAATCAAGCCACGAAGAATCAAACTCTTGAGTTTCAACCACTGGTCCAACGATAGAATAGGCTTGTCGATTATGTGAATCGGTTCTGGTGTCGTCATTTCTTTTTCCTTTTGTATGCTTGTCGCTCATAGGACCACTCCATCAGCCGGGCAAATTCCCTGATCATTTTGTGGGTATATTCCGGGTCGTTTCCTAGGTCGGCATATTTTACCGAACAGATAAACATGGCTTCCTTTAGGGAGCTAAGGTATTTTTGCCGAAATCGAGAGGTCCACTCGAAGAAGGAATATTTCTCCCCGGGAGCAAATAGGTGCTCCGCTTTGGTAAGGTTGACCAGTGAATAGGTGTGTTGACTGGTAACAGCCCGAATTTCTTTGGCCCCGGAATAAACAATCGTTCGTAGATCGGATTGGGAAAAGGAATAATCCAGTGGATGGTTGTGGGTCAAGATGTTGTTCTTCATCAATCTGGCTTCTTCCGAGGTGAATTCCACTGATTCTGCTTTGCCTTTCTTCACCAGCAAGTTTTTACCTGTCTGACTGTCAAAGACCCCGGCAATCTCATATTTCTTCTCGTATCGTATCTTCTCTTCAAGGGATTCAAGAGTGACTTCTGGTGGAACCACCATCCGGGCAACTTTCCCGCCTTCCCGGGCCGGTTGTCGGACCATCTCGGTTTCAGCCACGAATCCCCGCATCTTCTTTTGCCACTTCTTCACCTTCTCTAATTCTTCGGTGTTGTCGATACCATTGCTCCCGAGAAGCTCTGCTTCCCGCTTGTATTTCCGGATATTTCGTTCTATCGATCGCTGGATTTGGCTGGCTTCGTATTGGCTGATCTCCTTGCCTTTATATGTCACTACCTTTTTGGCCATCCGATCAAGCTCTTCTTCGGTATATGGATTGACACTGATTCCATCGAAGAACGGATAAAAAGAGTGTCGGCAATTCCACCCACTAAGACCTTCCCCGGTGCCATACCCTGTCTGCTCTCTAAAATCTTTATATTTCGGATGAGTACCGGAAATTGAATAGACCCGGCCCTGCCACATTTCGTGATTTTCGGGGATATCACCCCGGTTTCGGGCACCATAATGAGCAGATACTTGGACCAAGTCTTGACCCATCTCATGGGCCCGGTCCAAGGACATTCTTGCAGTGGTTTGGGAAACCCCGGTCAAAACAGCACGTCTGACAGCAACATCTACCTGATCAGTTTTGCCGGTCTCATAGTCAATCACGGTTAGTCCCTTTTTGACCACCGATTTGGCAGCATTCTTGATCGCTTCGTCATAGCTGAATGCCCCGGTTGAGACTTGCGTATATGCCAAGTCAAGAGCATCTATGAACAGCTTTTGAGCAGCGGGAGCAGTGGTCATGGTCAAGTTACGCAACTTGTTCCCGGTTTTGATGATGCCGGCCTTGAGAACATCCAGCATGGCCGGGGATAGTGTCAACCTGCTCGGGTTCAAGCCGGCCTTGCGGTAGATGGCATTATCAAAACCAAGGGCCTTGACTCCGGCCTTCTCAAAGAGTTTTCGCAACTCACTCTCTGACTGCCCCGTTTTAGCTGCGACAATTCTTAGAGCCATATCGTAAACGGTGCCTGATTCAATCAACCTCTGCATCTGCCATGCTGCAGAGCTGGTCATGTCGGCCCGCTTCAACTTCTTGATAATGCTATCAAGTACCGTACGAGAAAACAGATCGTAATGGTTCATGATGGGAGTATTGAGCATATCGAATTCAGCAGCGGTAATCATCCGGTGATCTTCCAATCTTCAATCCATAACTCATTTATTGCCTGATTTCCCTTTGGTTGCCTTGGGTTTCTTTCCCTTGGGTTTCTTTCCCTTGGGTTTCACTTTGCCTGCAGCAACCTCTCCCTTATAGGACAACATGAAATCGACTATCTCTTTGGCTTGTTCTTTGTTCATCCGTCTACCTCTCTACTAAAATATTCATCTACTAATGCCTTCATTTCTGCAGCAGTCCAATAAAATCCGGAATCCATAACCGATGACAGTGGATGCATACCAATTTTCTCGTAAAAACCAATGGCTTCCTCTGCTGCCCCGAGGATAAGCATAGTAGCATTGCCTTTCAATGCCTGTTTGCAGGCTGCCATCAGTGCAGCAGTACCACCCCCGGGAACACAGGACCCAAGATAGAGCACTTGAAACACTTCATCAGCGTGTTTGGCCCATTCTTCATCTTCATGTCCTTTGGTATACGCGTCGAAACCCGGGTACCAGTCCCCGGAATAAAAGCTAAGTGGCAATTGATCGTTTGATTCATCAATCAGCACGTTCAACTTTGCTCCCCCTTGTTGGGATTCATAGTGTGCTTGATCATACAGGTCTTGAGCATTGTCGCTAAAGTAATCCCCGGCTTCTAGATAGTCTTCCACCTCTTCGTCGTAATGCTTCCATTTTCTGCTATCGTATGCCTTATAGTTGTAGCGTAGTTTTTTAGTCAGTCCAGCTCCCTTCTTGGCTGCACTGGCTGCTCCGCTTCCGTCGCTGGTCCATTGACCACCAGTTTCTTTGCCGGCCGGAACCCTGGGTTGATTTGGATTGTAGGTCATTCTTCCACCCGTATGCCCTTCTCTATCAAAGCATCAAATAGTTTCCTACCGGCCGGGGTCAAAACTGTTTTGGCCAAATGGGTTGCCCCGGTTCTAAACATCAATTCCTTGATTATCTTGGTAGCCAATCCCAATCTGCGGTACTCCTCATCAACCACTATCTCGTTGATGTATAGCCCGGTACCCTTCAGTTTGTATTGAACATACCCGGCTTTCTTCCCTTTAGTCAACAGGATATCCACCGACATCATCGAATTCCCTACCACCGAAGGTGTCCCAAGACCAGCCCCGGCCCGGGCAGCTTCCCCGGCCTTGGACCCGTCCTTGGTCCACCGTCCACCCGTTGACTTTCCCTTGGGGTCTCTTGGTTGTGTAGGGTCGTATGCCATGGTCTACTCCTCGTCGCCTATTGTAGATTCTGGTTGTTCAGAGACAACCTCGGCAATCCACCTCTTGGCAGTTTTCTCATCTAACTTGTAATTACGCATCAGGAAAATATATTTAGGCATCATGCCCATGGTAGTGGTTTGCCTGTCCGTTGACATCTGCATTTCTTTATCAACAATCAGGCTGTCATCAAAGTCGTACTCCACCGAATAGGTTCCCCGAGGAGCAACTTTGGCAAGATCACACCAAACATCGATGCTGTATAACAGGTCATCAAGTGCTGTTCGCAGGGATTTCTGGACATCAACTATGGTAGCTGCTGATCGCTGTTTGGCCGAAAGAATTTCGGTCGCTGTTTTCTCTACCGACATGGGGTCCGACAAGGTACCATACGCCAAACCACTATTGAATTCGATCTTCTTCAGGATTGCATCAAGGCCGGCAAGTATATTGGCTTCCCTTAGTGTCGGAGTCCATTCTTGGAAAAACTCATCTTTTTGACCACCCATATCAAGGGTTCTGATCAACCTCTTGATTGGCAACATTACCCGGCCATCATCCGTCTTTCCAAACGCTAACTCATCAACATATAGTGCCCGCTTCCCGGATTCAAACTCCCATAGCAAGTTGGACCACATCTCGTCGGCCTGTCTGATGAGGTCGATCGATCGAGAAAAACACGATACCCCGAGAGGACTATCAGTGTCGATGTTGTTGACCAAGGGGTAACGAAAATAAGCAAACAAGGGTTTGTCTATATCGGTGATAGTAGCTTCTTCTTCTAGCCCGGCCCAATCAGGAACAGTCTCTAAAGGGGTTCTGGTTCCCAAGGTGTCTTTGTTATGACTCTTGAAAGCTGCATTGATCACATCGCAGCCCTCGTCCGTCATCGTGTGGTATTCCAGTCTGGTAAAGTAGTCCTTGCCTATGGTCCTCTGATCAACAAAGACACAGGCAGTGATGTTGCCATTAGAATCAAAGGACACCGGGAAAAAGTGGTCTGCCTGTATAAAGTCAACCTCTATCTTGTCCTTGTTGACATAGGGCTTCATGATCAATCCACCCTTGGCCGACCCATATTCCACTTGCTTTCGCATCATGAGGAGCAAGGTTTGCATCAGTTCATCCAGATACTTTCCCCGTCTGGACCCGGTGACTACCACCGACATCTCGATGGTAACAGCCCGGGCAATCTCACTGGCAATCGCAGCAGGTAGATTGAGACTCTTTACATCTTCACTCAACCAAGAAGCCTTGTTTTCATACATCCGGGACCACTCCTGCAGAGCACTTACCATCTCGGAGCTGATCTCGATATCAACACCCAATACATCTTTGATAGACGTTTTATTGATCATTTTACCTATCCAATCTCTTATCCACTGCAACAGCCTTTGAAACATGGTTCACCCCGATCTAATAGTAGCCGGGCCGAATCACCCTTTTAGCATCGCCTAGGCTGATAGCCCCTTGCAAATTCCAGTGAATGGGGTCTTCAACGAATCGCTCCGACTGTTTTTTGGTGACCATGAAGTATCTCTCGTTCCACCCCTGCACATAGTATTTGCCGTAGGAGCCAAAATCGACCAGATCATCCTGTCTGATAGACATCAATACCTTCTCGTTTTCGGTACCGTGTCCAACTGGTGGACTATTGCCTGGCCTGTTGATATACCTGTTGACACTGTCATCCACCAAGTTTCGATCGTCCCTGTCTAACCTATCCATGTAGGCACCCATGCGATCGTCCCTGATTGCGTCCCGGGCTGCATCGGCTGCCCCTGAACCGTCACTGGTCCACTGGCCCCCACCGGATTTTCCAGCCGGGACCATTGGTTGATTGGGGTTGTAACTCATTTCTACCTCTCTTCCTCATCGTTTAGGTGAATATCTGATTTCTTCAGGCCCCATCGCCGAAACAAATCAGCCATCGACCGAAACTTGTATGTTGTTTTGCCATCTGGATAAACCGCAAGAAAGGACATCTCCTCGGCACCGGGCTTGATCTCTACCTTACCCTTAGGTGAATCAACCCATGCTCCATGCTTATATGCTCTAGCTGCTCGTTCACCCAAAGTACCCTGGCCTTTGGGCTTCAATTCTCCTGCTTTCAGGCCGGCTGATTGTCTGGCTGCACTGGCAGCCCCTGAACCGTCACTGGTCCGCTGGCCCCCGGTGCCTTTCCCGGCCGGGACCATTGGTTGATTGGGGTTGTAACTCATTGACCTCTCCTTATCCAAATCCTGTTAGTGGCATATCTGGTCGCATCAATAGCATGGTTGTTAGCGTCTGGATATGCGTTGATCACTTCCCCGTCCTTGGTAACCTCATATTCATAACTTAGAAACTCATCCAAAGCATAGGGACACCGAACCGGGTCTATCACTATCTCCTTGAGACTCTGCAGCCACTTGATCGAATAGCTGATCGAATCTGGTCCCTTGTCTGCTCCTCGAACATTGGCACCATACTCTCTAAGATCAGCTATTGACTTAGGTTCTGCAGAATCCGGAATCAACAGGTCCTCTGGATTGTAGCCATACTCCACCAAAGCATCGAATAGTTGCCGGTTACTAAACTTATTTTTTCGCAGCTCCCCGAACAGGTATAGAGTCAACCTGCTCGGGTTGTAAGAGCAGCGGATATAGTGGGCCGGGTCTGGATACCACCCAAAGTCCAAACCATGGTACACATAGTCGAAACCACCTTGGACCAACCCGGTGCTCGGGTCCTTGGTCCCGTAAATCTCTTCGTCCGTTATCCGTCTGGCAGTGATGTTCTCGAAGATCATGCCCCCGGCCCCGTTCGCTACACCGAGATACTCATGTTCGTAAGCATCGGGATTGACCTCTGACAGATGTTTGGCTTCCTCGAAAAAGGCCTTGCCCAACCACTCCTTGGGCACCGTCAAGAAGGTGGATTCATGCTGATATTGGGTTTCCTTGGGAATTTTGATATATTTGTTGGCCCAATTGCCGATCGTCCGAGGTGGATTGAAGGATTTGATGATGAAAGCAACATCACCACCGCGGATGGCCGATTGTTCAACCTTTCGGATTGACTCTTCTCCTCTAAACTGGTCCAGCTCCTCAAACCACAGGATTCCAATATAGCCAAAGGTTGGCTTGATCGACTTGATCTTGTTGGGATCGTCGGCACCCCGGAAGAATATCTTTTGACCCGTGGGGATGTACGTGATCTCCATGGGATTATACGTGAACTTGAAATACTGTGTTAGACCAAGAACCGAAATGGCCCATTCGATTTGACCGTACACCGAGGTTCGCAAGGTATCTGCTACCTGCCTGACTGCCAAAACATGGCAATCTGGATTGTTCAACAACAGGTAAACCACCACCAAACTAACAAAACTAGACTTGGTGGACCCTCTACCACCCCGGAAGACATATTCACGGTGTCGGCCGGCTTTGATGTCCCGATAAGCATCTAAGAATTCAGGAGCGATCATGTCGGCCGGCAAAAACGGCAGAGGATTGACTATCTCCTTCTCTTCATCCTCTTGTTTCTCTATCTCGTTTACATGCTCCCCGTAATATCCCCGATCTTTGGCTTGGGTCCGCAACTGGTAAATGACTGCCCACTGTTCACCCCTATCTATCGCTAGCTCCAACTGATTCTCTGCCTTGTCCGTCCGTCTAACCCGGTGCTTGCTCAAGGCTTCCGCAACCGCTGGACTTTTGCGGGCCCGTCGTTGTATGGTAGTCACGCTGCACTTCAGGAGTTGAGCAGCTGCAAAAACACCACCCTCTGACAGATCGAGAGCATGCACTATCTCCTTGGTCGTATACGTATACCCGGCACCATGTCCGTTGTTATCTTTGGCCATACTACCATTGTACCACATTCGCTGTTCCGTGTCAACTATCTGGACTGTACCGAAAGACAACTTCTCGGTGGTCATTTGTCACCCTTGGAAAACAGTGTCTCTGAAGAAGCTCTTCAAGAATTTTTCTTTATTTTTTCTTTAGAAGTTTCTTTAGACACGCTCCCGGCATATTCATCGTGAATATATTGGCATATTCATCGTGAATATGTGGGCATATTCATCGTGAATATGTGACAAGACCCTGGCATATTCATCGTGAATATGTGACA